AATCATATGTAAAAGGTGGATTAGCTACACCTAAAAAATAGCTAAATTGACTAGCTACCCAACCCCCATATATTATATGGCTACGGAGGCCCTAGACAAAGGAAAATATTATGTCAGATATTGGTACAGTTGAACAACAACAAACTAAAGCATTTGTAAGTAAACCTTACAATAAAGAAGAAAAAATAAAAAAAGATGAGGAAGAGTTAAAGCAATTATTAGCAGAACAAAGAGGTGAAACAGAAGAAGCTAAAAAAGCAGAGGAAGAAACTAAAGAAGAAGAAAGTTTAGCTCCTGAAGAAAAAACCTTTAAGAAAAGATATGGAGATTTAAGGAGACACAATCAGGAAGAGAAACAAAAATTTGAAGCAAAGATAGCCGAATTAAATACACAACTTGCTGTAGCTACTGAAGCTCAAATTAAACTGCCTAAAAGTGAAGAAGAGATATCAGAGTGGGCACAAAAATATCCTGATGTATCTCAAATTATTGAAACCATTGCTATTAAGAAAGCAGATGAAAGAGCTAAACAAGTAGAGGATAGAGTTAAGGAAGCTGAAAAAATTCAAGAACAAGCCTCTAAAGAAAAAGCTGAAGCAAAATTAATGCAACTTCATCCTGACTTTGATGAGATACGTAATAGTGATGATTTTCACGATTGGGCAGATAACCAGCCTAATTGGGTACAAAAAGCATTATATGAAAATGATAGTGATGCCTTTTCTGCTGCCAGAGCAATAGACTTATATAAAGCTGATAAAGCTAAAGAAAATGTTGGAAAAGAGAAAAAGTCTAAGACTACTAAGGCAGCTTCTTCTGTAGCAACTAAGGGTTCTAGAACAGCACCACAAACAGAAGATACTAAAGGAGCTATTAAGGAATCTGACGTTCAAGCAATGTCAGGTGTGGAATACGAGAAGAATGCAGATAAAATTATGGAGGCTATTCAATCTGGTAAATTTATCTATGATATTTCTGGTTCTGCTCGTTAACCTATTGACTTTTGTCAAGAAAAAAATATAACTATAGTCGTGACCTCCTTACGGACAACTCACACTAAATTCAAGCAACTACAATTTTCTTTTAAATTACCTAGTTTAGTATAGGCCCAAAGTATTTAAAAACTGTACAAATTTAATTATTTTGCACCCTTGAAAACCTAGCCTTTGTTAGAGACTGCTAGTTTGCGTCTGTTTTGCTGAAAGAAAAAGGAGTATTATTATGGCATTTTCTACAGCAACTGGGTACGGAAGTTTACCTAATGGTAACTTCAGCCCTGTTATTTACTCAAAACAGGTGCAACTTGCTTTTCGTAAGTCATCTGTCGTTGAGGAAATATCAAATTCTGACTATTTTGGTGAGATTGCTAATATGGGTGATTCCGTCAAAATCATCAAAGAGCCAGAAATAACAGTCAAGAGCTATGCTAGGGGTACAGTTATTACTCCTCAAGACCTTGACGATGAGGACTTCACTCTCAAGATTGATAAAGCTAACTATTTTGCTTTTAAAGTCGATGATATTGAAGAAGCTCATTCACATGTAAACTTCCAGCAACTCGCTACTGATAGAGCTGCTTTCCGTTTGGCTGACCAATTTGACCAAGAAGCTCTTGGTTATTTTGCAGGTTTCAAACAGTCTGCTCTTCATAGCAATGCTGATGCAGCTAATACTACTGTAAGTGGTACTGTAGCTGTTTCAACTGCTGGAACAGACGAATTATTGTCCTCAATGAAATTGGATGCATCTGACTTTACTGATGGTAGTGGAACAGCAGGTTCTGCCGACAATACTATTGTTTTAAATAGTAGAGCTGGTGGTGCTACTGATACAACTCCAGCAGCAGCCACAACTCATCCTTTGACATTGATTGCAAGAATGGGTAGAAAATTAGACCAACAAAATGTTGACTCACAAGGTCGATGGCTTGTTGTTGACCCTGTATTCATGGAACTTCTTAAAGATGAAGATTCTCGTCTTTTCAATGGAGACTTCGGTGGAGACCAGGGCGGACTTCAAAACGGATTAGC